TTCAGTTTTTCCAAGAGAGACACTTTGACGGCGTATACGAAACATTTTACAAATATAAGATAACGCAGGCTGATATTGATAGAGGCAGAACTAGAGGTGGAAGTAATACTGCTGTAGGTATCGCAACTACTACTGCGGAAGTCACAATTGCTGGTGATAGTTCCGCCACTACATTTACATTTGAAGAAAACAGTAATTACTTACAAATTCCAAACAACGTAATTGGAGTTACTAAGTTGTTCCACTTTGATGGAACAAATACACTAACAAATAATATGTTTAGTGTTAGATATCAGATGTTCTTAAATGATATCTATTACTGGGGTGCAACTGAGATGTTGACCTATGCAATGACGAAAACATATCTGGAAGATATGGATTTCTTATTGACTACAGACAAAGCGATAAGATTTAATAAACGTCAAAACAGATTGTATATGGATCTGGATTGGGGAGCAGTAAGTCTTGACGATTATATTATTATCCAATGCCATTCTACCTTAGATCCAAATGACTATTCTAGGGTCTACAATGATTCATTCCTCAAACCATATCTTACGGCCCTAATCAAGAGACAGTGGGGAATGAATATGATGAAGTTTACTGGCGTCAAACTCCCAGGTGGAGTTGAACTGAATGGTAGACAAATGTATGATGATGCTGAAAAGGATTTAGAAAAAATAATGGAGAAAATGTCAAATACTTATGAACTTCCTCCATTTGATATGATAGGTTGATATTATGGCACTTAATCCCTTCTTTCTACAAGGTTCTCCATCTGAACAAAATTTAGTTCAGCAGTTGATCAATGAGCAACTCCGAATGTATGGGGTTGAAGTTTTTTACATGCCAAGAAAGTTTGTCACTGAGAAAACTGTAATTAGAGAAGTTATTGAGTCCGAATTTGATGAATCGCATCCAATCGAAGCATACTTAGAAAATTTTGAAGGATATGGTGACCAAACAACTATCCTTTCAAAATTTGGTATTCAATCAACTCAAGAAATTACGCTAACAATATCAAAAGAAAGATTTGAACTTTACATTCAACCTTTGTTGACTGGAAAGGATAATATCAAACTTAGCACAAGGCCTAAAGAAGGTGATTTGATTTATTTCCCATTGGGAGACAGATTGTTTGAAATTAAATTCGTAGAGCATGAAAAACCCTTCTATCAATTACAGAAAGGATATGTTTATACTCTAAAGTGTGAACTTTTCAGATACGGAAACGAAGTTATCGACACTGGTATCGATGAAATTGACGATACCTTAGAAGGCACACTCGGAGATGCTGGAGGAGCAGAAATCTTGGGTGGTGATGCAATGACAACCTTACTCAAGGTTGTTGGAGTTGGAACAACAGCAACAGCAGCTCTTGGGTATATCGCTGATGGTGGTATTAGACAGATTAGTGTAACAAATCGTGGTGGTGGATATACATACAATCCAAGAGTTGCCATTTCTTCCTCTCCAGGCGTAACTGGTATTGCAACTGCGGAAAGAATCTCTGGTATTGTTGCGTGCGAACTCAATGCAAATCCAATTGCTGAGTCTATTCAAAAAGTACATCTTACAAATCCTGGATCTGGTTATACCACAGCACCATCTATCAGATTTGTAGGAGATGGTGTAGGAGCAGCTGCAACAGCAACTATCGGTGATGGTGTCATTGGTATTGTCACGATTACTGGCGGTGGTTCTGGATATACCACAGCAACAGCACCAGTGGTTACTTTTACTGGTTCTGCAACCGTATCTGCAGCGGCAACAGTTGTCGTCAGTGCTGCTGGAACAATCAGTCATATCCGTATCACAAACGCTGGTCTTGGTTACACCGAAGTTCCAACAATCACAATTGGAGCACCAAACCAGACTGGAGTCGGAACATTCCAGAAGAACGAAATTGTCACGGGATCTACTTCTGGTTCTACGGCAAGAGTTCTCAATTGGGTTGCCTCTACAGGATCTCTGGAAATTTACAAACCAGATGGAGATTTTGTTATTGGAGAGCAAATCGTTGGAGCTGCTTCTTCTGCAAGTTACAAGTTGTCTTCTACAGAATATCCAGAAAATGGATTCACTTCAAACGAAGAAATTGAAGGCGAAGCAGACAATATTATCGATTTCAGTGAAACCAATCCATTTGGTATGCCCTGAACCATAAATAATAGTTAACAAAAGAACCGAACAATGTTTGAGTATTTTTATAACGAAATTTTTAGAAGGACCATCATATCGTTCGGTTCTCTTTTCAATGATATTGAAATTAAGCAAGAAGACTCTTCTGGTAATGTAAATAACCAGTTTAGAGTTCCTTTGGCATATGGGCCAACCCAAAAGTTTTTGGCAAGAATTAATCAGTCACCAGATCTGAACAAATCAGTATCTTTGTCATTGCCAAGAATGTCATTTGAATTTGTTGGTTTGACATATGATCCATCAAGAAAAGTAACTCAAACTCAAAAGTTTAAAAAAGCACTTACGTCAAATAAATCATCGATTCAAACGGCATACATGCCAGTTCCATACAATATGGAATTTGAGTTGGCAATTATGACTAAGTTGAATGATGATATGCTCCAAATCGTTGAGCAGATTCTTCCATATTTTCAACCAGCATATACAATGTCAGTAAATTTGGTTGAATCAATTGGAGAGAAAAGAGATATACCAGTCACTCTTGAAAGCATTAATATGGATGATGATTATGAAGGAGACTTTACTACAAGAAGAGCTCTGGTATATACATTAAGATTCAGCGCAAAAACATACCTCTTTGGACCTGTTGCGTCTGCAAGCACCGACATTATCAAAAAAATCAGTGTTGGATATGTTGCAGGATCTACTGGAGCAGGAACTCCACAAAGAGATCTTACATATGCAGTTGAACCAAGAGCAATTAAAAACTATACAGGAACAGTTCTTACAACTCTTGATCAAGACATTGAACTTGGAGATACTGTATTTAAAGTTGCAGATACATCTGCAATTACAGAGAATACATATGTTGAACTTGATGGAGAAGAACTCTATGTTCTCGATGTTCTCACTGACAGCATTAAAGTCAAGAGAGGTCAAGATAAGACAACGCCAACAAAGCACGTCAAAGGAGAGGCTATCAAGTCAATTACAAATTCGGACGATGCCCTTATCGAAGACGGAGACGACTTTGGTTTCAGTGTAAGCTATTGATAGGAAAATGAAAATGACAAAAAAATTTGATGAGCTCAATGAAACTTTTGATGTTGCTGCAGACATTGTTGCTTCAGAACCAGTAAAAGACACACCAAAACCTGTTCCAACTTCAGCATCTTCTACGGATGATATTAAAAAGGATTATGAGTATACTAGAGGTAACTTATACTCTATTATCGAAAAAGGACAAGAGGCAATCAACGGAATTCTTGAATTAGCTCAAGAAAGTGAAATGCCTAGAGCGTATGAAGTTGCGGGTCAGTTAATTAAGAATGTTGCCGATGCAACTGATAAATTGATGGAATTGCAGAAGAAACTTAAGGATGTTGAAGAAGAAACTGTTGCCAAAGGTCCAACGAATGTTACCAATGCTTTGTTTGTGGGATCTACAGCAGAGTTATCAAAACTACTCAAGAATCAGGGCAAGAAAGAGGATCAATCTAAATAGTTAAAAAAGGATCATGGCAGCGAATCCAGTTATTAACATTAGTATTCCTCAGGGTGCAGACTTTGAGGAAACTTTTAAATCAACAGAGTCAAATGGAGAAGCTTCCAATCTTGCAGGATTTAGTGGTGAAGCGAAGTTAAAAAAACATGCTACTGCGACTTCTTCAACTAATTTTTCTGTCACTATCACTGCATCATCCGGAGAAGTTGCGATAGCAATGACATCTGGTGTAACTGGAGGATTGTCTCCAGGAAGATATTTGTATGATGTTAGATTGACATCTTCCGCAGGAGCAAAATCAAGATTAGTCGAAGGAATGGCACTAGTAACAGCAGGAATTAGTACGTAATCTTATGGCTATAGTAAACGTAGTTAGAGCAGCAGCAAATACAGTCACAATTAAACGTGACATCAATACTCCTCTAAAAGCAATCAAAGTAACTTCCCAAAGACCAGTTACAACTGTAGAGGGTCTAGCAGATGTTAATATTCCAACAGAAGCAGCCGAAAAAGCAGCACAAGATGGGTTTGTAATGGTATATGATTCTGGAACAGACAAATTTATTTTGGTCGATCCAGATGTAGTTCTGAGTCAATCTGTAGAAGACAGTGATCTTCCAGATGATTTCATTGATCAACTTGAAGACGAAATTGATCTCGGAAACGTTCAACTTGATAATGTTGATGGTGGGGGATTTGTCTGATGGCAATATCCAATATTAGGAGTATGTCAAATGCCGCGTTTGGAACGTTGGATTCGACTAAAAATAAACATATGATTGTTTATGATTCAGCATCAGATACATTTGTCATAAGAGATATGGATACTGTACTCTCTTCTGATCAAGTATTAGATGGGGATTTGCCAGATGATTTTGTTGCTCAAATTGAAGAAGAAATTGACGTGAATGCTATGACTCTTGATAAGGTGGATGGGGGTTCATTCTAGACTAAATAATAAAAACATAGTGTATGTAACAAAAGATGGCGGCTCCTGTAATTCAGTTTAAGAGAGGCCTCCTCGCAAATCTCCCTGGATTGAGGGCAGGTGAACCAGGCTTTACAACAGATAG